TCGGTACTTGACAGTATTGCATGGGCATTAGGTGGAGATAGAAATAAACCTAGCAATGCTGTAAGGGAAGGTTCAACAATTCCGCCTTTATTAAAAGTTACTTTAAGCAATGGAATCATTGTTGAAAGAAAAGGAAAGAACAGTTCCTTAAAAGTTACTGATCCCTCAGGTAAAAAAGCTGGCCAAACATTATTGGATTCATTCATTGAACAGTTAGCACTTAATTTGCCTGCATTTATGAATAAATCCAATAAAGAAAAGGCAAATGTATTGCTAAATATCATTGGTGTTGGAGATCAATTGGCTGTATTCAATCACAAAGAAAATGAGCTTTATCAAGAAAGATTAACTGTAGGACGTATTGCTGACCAAAAAGCAAAATTTGCTAAAGAACAATTGTTTTATGAAGGAGTTCCTGCAGACATAATCAGTCCTCAAGAATTGATTAATCAGCAACAAGCTATCCTTGCCAAAAATGGTGAGAACCAAAGAAAAAGAGAAAAGGTTACTCAATATGAGTATCAAGTTAAGACATTAACTGATGAAGTAGCTCGTCTTGAACAAATGCTTCAACAAAAAAATGAAGAGTTGAATAAGGCAACTTATGATTTAAGCATGGCCAAGACTGATGCATTGGATTTACAAGATCAATCAACTGATGAATTAGAAAAGAACTTGGCTGAAATTGAAGAAGTCAATCGCAAAATTAGAGCTAATTTAGATAAAGAAAAAGCTGAAGAAGAAGCTAAAGGTTACAAAGCTCAATATGATAATTTATCACTTCAAATTGATGAAGTTCGTAAACAAAAATATGATCTATTGAACAATGCAGATTTACCACTACCTGAATTAAGTATTGATGATAATGAATTAACTTATAAAGGTAAAAAATGGGACAGTATGAGTGGCAGTGACCAATTAAGAGTTTCTACTGCTATTGTTCGTAAACTAAATCCTGATTGTGGTTTTGTCTTATTAGACAAGCTAGAACAAATGGATCTAAAAACTTTAACAGAGTTCAATGCATGGCTTGAACAAGAAGGATTACAAGCAATTGCTACAAGAGTATCTACTGGTGATGAATGTTCAGTGATTATTGAAGATGGCTATGTAAAAGAAACTGGACTTCAACCAATAAATCCTCAACCAACATGGAAAGCGGGTGAATTCTAATGGATTTTGAGATTACTGAAGGAGTAATAAACGGAGCACAAAAAGTTGTTTTCTATGGTCCTGAAGGAATTGGAAAAACAACTTTTGCTTCAAAGTTTCCTGATCCTTTATTTATTGATACCGAAGGATCTACGAAAAAATTAAATGTAAAGAGATTACCAAAGCCTACAAGCTGGCAAATGCTGATTGCAGAAGTTCAATCAGTCATTCAAAAAAGAAACTGTAAAACGCTTATTATAGACACTGCCGACTGGGCGGAAAGATTATGTACGGAAGCTATCTGTGCAAAACATGGTAAATCAGGTGTAGAAGAATTTGGATATGGTACAGGTTATACCTACATTGCTGAAGAATGGGGAAGATTTCTTAATCTTCTCCAAGATGTAATAGATGTGGCCTATATCAATGTTGTTTTAACAGCTCATGCAATTATTCGTAAATTTGAACAACCTAATGAAATGGGAGCTTATGACCGTTATGAATTGAAATTAGGAAAGAAGACAACGGCACAAACTGCACCACTTACAAAAGAGTGGGCCGACATGGTTTTATTTGCCAACTACAAAACATTCAGCGTGGCTGTAGATGACAAGGGTAAAAAACATAAGGCACAAGGGGGACAACGTGTCATGTATACGACTCATCATCCTTGTTGGGATGCGAAGAATAGAGATGGTTTACCAGAGGAACTTCCACTTGATTATTCAACAATTGCACATTTATTTAGTAATCAGCTAAACGTGAGTAGTGAAATTCCTACAAATCAATTTAAATCGACACCAATTTTAGAAAAGCAACAACTTGCAAATGATCATGAAAAAATGGAAATACCTGAAGAATTGAAACAAATGCCATTCAATGATGGTGCAATTCAAGAAGCAGTGCCAACACCTAATGTCAGTGTAGTACAGCAAAATGTTGAAAGTATCATTCCAAAAGAATTGAAAGACCTAATGGATCATGATCTTGTTTTGGAAGAAGAAATAAGAAAAGCGGTAAGTATGAAAGGCTATTATCCAGAAGATACACCAATTGATAATTATGATCCAAACTTTATCAATGGAGTATTGATTGGAGCATGGCCACAAATTTTAGAATTTATAAAAACTAATGTCAGAGCATTTTAGGAGGAAATAGAAATGAATGAATATAACAACGGGATGAACAATAACGGAATGAATGAAGGACATGAATTAGATTGGGATGGTGTCATTGAAAATGATGGCGAGTTTATTATCGTGCCGCCTGATGATTATAACTTTGTAGTCAAAGGATTTGATAGAACAAGATTTAATGGTTCTGAAAAAATGCCAC